TTAGGCCTCGTCACCGAGTCGTCGCACCGCACCTTCCACGATCGCCTCTGGAGAGGTCTCGAGCGCGCGCGCGAGCGAGAACAGTTGCGCGACGTAGACGGCGCTCTTGCCCGCCATGATCCGCTGCATCGTCGTCGCGTTGATGCCGGTTGCCTCGACCAGCTGTGCCTGGTTCAGCCGCTTCCCCTTGTACCGAGCAACCAACTCGTCTGCCATGGCGCGGTTGACGGGGTCGATCTCTTCGAGGGGCATGCAGACAGGCTAGCGAAAGAAATCTTCCCCTGGCGACAGATTTTCTGCCCCAGCCCCTTGTATCTGTCTCTAGCGGCAGATAATGTGTCTCTCATGACAAGAAGAACTGCCACCGGATCGGTCGCTCAGCGCGTTGCTGACGCGATCGTTCGCTCCGGGGCCACCACTGCAAGTGTTGCAGCAGCCACCGACATGGACCCTCGGGACCTTGAAGCCCGCCTCTACGGAGACGTCGACTTCTCGTTTCCCGAGGTGCGCCGTGTCGGTGGCTTTTTGCGTTGCTCCACTGCCGAACTCTTCCGAGGAGCCACAGCATGACCCAGCCCGCACCCTCCACCAAGCCGGCCCTCGCGTACAACTACGCAGAGCTCGCCGCAGCCGCCGGATGCTCCATCGACATGGTCGAGAGAGCGGCGAAGGCTGGCCGACTCGTTGTCTCGCGCATTGGCACCAAGCCGGTCGTGGAAGTCGACGAAGCCAAGCGTTGGATCAAGTCGCTTCCCAAGGACAAGCGCGCCACCGAGGTCGCATCATGAGCGCCGTCGACGTGCCGCGCGCATTCTCCGCCGCGGATGCCGAGCGCCTCTCGAGCCGTATCGGGCTGAAGCTCGACTCTATGGCGGACACATTCGCCGGCGTCCTGCCCCTCATTCGTGAAGCAATCGAGCGCGACGTGTACGCGCTTCTCGGCTACGCAAGCCACGGCGCCTATGTGTCGGACCGCTTCGGCGATTCGCTCGCCAAGCTCGGTGTAGACATGCGCCGCGAAGTCGTCCGCGAGCTGACCGAGGCTGGTTTGAGCCAGCGCGCCATTGCTCCGGTGTTTGGCGTATCGCAGCCGATGATCGCGAAGGATGTCCGGGCGATCGAGGCGTCTGAGGTGATAACCCGGTTATCACCTGCCGATGAGCCGGCGTTCGACCCGACGCCCACTCTCCCGCCGTCGCAGTACGACTGGGTCGAGCCGGGAGCCCCTGACTTCGACCCGACGACCGGCGAGGTCATCGTGGACGTGGAGCCCGAGCCGGAGCCCGTTCGCGTGGTCACTGGCCTCGACGGCAAGTCCTATCCGCAACAGGCGCCGACCGAGCCGCGTCGCCGCTCTCTCGTGGATGACGCGTACACCGCCTCCCGCGACTTGTGGAAGGTGCTCGAGCGCATTCGATCTATCACTTCCGACGACCGCTTCAACCGAAACAAGGCCGACATCCGCGCTGCCCTACAGCCCGGAGTCGACCTCGCCCGTGAGGTCTTCGCAGACCTCGGCATCGAACCCAACGAAAGGTAACGACAATGCCCACCACGAACGGTACCACCGCCCTCAAGGCCATGACCCTGGATCACCCCATGAACCGACCGACGACCGTCGAGATGGTCGACGTCACCCCGGCTCTCGCTCAGGAATGGCTCGGGCACAACCTCGACAACCGCAACCTGCGCCCGGTCATCATCGCGGCGTACGCCAGAGACATGACCGCCGGCGCCTGGGTCGCCACGGGCGACTCGCTCAAGTTCGACTGGAACGGTCGGCTCATCGACGGACAGCATCGACTCAGCGCAGTCATCTCTGCCAACCGAACCATCCGCTTCGCCGTCGCGCGCAACGTCATCCCTACCGCCCAGAAAGTTCTCGACGTGAACGCCCGCCGCTCTTCGGCAGACGCCCTTCGATTCGACGGAGTGCGCAGCAACGCCACCGTGATCGCTGGCGCAGCGAACATCGCTCGCCAGCGGGAGCGCGGCTTCATCAAGTCAGCGGCCGTCAACCCGAGCGGTCCGAGCATGACGAACTCTGAGGTTGTCGCGTGGGTGCAGGAGAACCCCAGCATCGTGAACGCTGCGGCATTTGCTGGCCGCATCTACCGGAAGCTCGGCGCGACGCCGGCCGTGCTGACCTACTGCGTGTGGGTGCTCGAGGAGATCGACCCGTTCGCGGCGATGGAGTTCTTCAACTCGATCGCAGAGCAGCGCACTGCCGGGCTGGGCGACCCGAGGCTCGCGCTTGCACAAGCGTTTACGAAGCTGCGGGACGACCGGACCCGCATGGGAGCCGGCATCCAGATCTTCTACGTCTTCCGCGCATGGAACGCGTGGCGCAACAACGAGACGCTGAGCAGGTACATCTCGCGCAAGCCGGACGGACGTGGGGGTTACAAGGCCGCGCTGATTCCCGAGCCGGTGGTGAACGAATGACCGCCGACAGCAACCCGATCCTCGACCGTCTCCCGTTCCAGGTGGACATCCCGTCCGGCGTGATGGGCAGGTTCTACGACTACCCGGCGGCATCTGCATTTGCAGAGTCTCTCCTGGTGAACGGGCTGCCGGTCACGATCAGCATCCAGGACTCGTCCATCCTTTCCCGAACGGCAGTCGACGTCGCCCGTACGTACATTGATGGTCTGGGCCGCGCATGATGGCCCACCTCGAGAAGTGCCGCTCGTGTCACGTGCCCGTGGTGCAAACGACTGATTCGCTTCTCGTTCACGTATTCGGTTTCTGTGCGGTGTGCGACTCTCGTCCCTCAGCGCACGAGCCTCGTCCGTCCGGGATGTTCATGCGAGTGAAGGTTTAGGTGCTCACATGATCGTCTTCATCACCCGGCACGGTCGTCGCGCTACAACCGTGCGGCCGGTGGTCGGCGGAGTGGGTATCCGTCGCACCGTCTACTTCCTTCATACCCGGATCTGGTAGCTCCACCGATCCACGCCGCATTCGGGCGGCTCTTTCGACCCGGTTCGACCCCGGGGTGGATCGCTGCACCCAAAAACAGGGTGACAAGCACTACCGCTCCTTGACAATTCCACATCGACTGCCGCCCATTGGTCGGCATTGCCCCCAGCCGAAGAGGCAAGGGGATGCCCCACGCCTTGCAAGCGCGGGATGAAAACGCGGCTGTGTCCGCAGCGTTGGTCCTCGGTAGATCCTGGGGTCGAAACGTGTGAGTTCTTCTGCGCTTCACCCGAAGTCGCGCAGGAGACGGTTCACCCTCGTAACGGGTGCGGATTACCCACGTAAGAGGTGCCCTAGCTGCGGGGTAATGCAGAGCCCCCGGATGCTGTCGTGGTGTCCGGGGGCACTAGCCAGCATCCCGCTGGCACCTTGGGGGCCGGTTCCCTTTCTCGACTTGAGTTTGGCGAAGACCACCCGGCCCCCTTTCTTGTACCCACTAGCCATTGAAGGAAAGTGATGTCCACCTACACCTGCACAGTCCTCACTCCGGAGCAGCAGTCGCAGCTGCTGACCGATGTCCGCGCCGGCATGTCGCCGGCTGAGGCTCTCGAGAAGTACGGCGCTTCCCGTTCTGTTCTGCAGCGTGTTCTGCGCGCGAATGGTCAGGGTTTCGTGAACAAGCGCATCTACGACGACTCGGCGGTGATCGAGGCGTTGAGGTCGGGTGAGTCGTTGCACATCATTCACCGGCGAACGGGGATCTCGTGGCAGCGGTTGGTGCGTGTGGAGTCGGAGCATGGTCCGTTCGCGGATCGTACGCGGAATAAGCGGGCGGAGAAGACGGCTCGGATGATCGAGTTGGCGCCGACGATGACGGGTCCGCAGATCGCGGCGCACTTGGGTTTGTCGTCGTCGACGGTGAGCTTGTATCTGAAGTCGGCTGGTGTGAAGCCGGTGCAGACGAGGAGAGCTGCGGGCACTGTGAAGCCCCCGAGTCTGCGTGTGGTGAAGGACCCGAAGCCCGCCCCGATCAAGCGTTCGAAAGCCAAGCCCCCGAAGCGCGACCCGCTGTACTTGACGTGTTCTCGTAAGCATCCGATCACGAAGTCGAATCGGGTGAAGGGCACGTTGAACGAGTGCCTGGTGTGTAAGCGGCGGGGCGTGTCCTTGCCGACGAATCTTGTGGCCGCTCGTGACGCGTTGATCGCTGAGCTTGAAGCCGTTATTGCCCGTGAGGTGGCGGAGTTGACCGCTGACCTTCGACCCGAAATGGAGAAAGCAGCATGAACCCCGATCTCTACGACTACTGGATGTCGCATCTGGTCCGCGCTTCGGGCGAGATGACGTACCGAGCCGGCCTTCCCTTCGATCGTCGCGCGTCGGGCAAGACCGCGAGCAAGAAGTCGAACTACTCCGCTCTTCGCCTCGCGCAAATCGAGAAGCAGCGCGCGAAGACGAAGGCTTCTCGGAAGGCAAGTCGAGCGAACAGGAAGAGCCGATGACCGCCCTCGCGCACACTCACGACCCGGACACATCGCATGATGCGGCGAGACGGCTCGATAGGGAGACGACGAACCGCGTGAAGTCGGCCGTTCTCTGGCTGCTGCTTGATGGTCCGGCGACTGTCACGGAGCTGCGGGATGCGTACTTCGAGATGCGCGCGTCGATGCATTGGCCGGACGTGGATGAGCACACGGTCGACAAGCGGGTAACGGATCTGAAGAACGACGGCCGCGTGGTCGATACGGGTGAGCGTCGTCTGACGAAGCGCAATCGTCCGTCTGCGGTGCTGAGGCTCGCATCGTGACCCGCGAACTCTCCACCCGCACTGTCCACGTGTGCCTGTCTGCGGCTCTCGTAGTGAACGTCGCATGGGTTGTCGCGATCGTCGGTCTCGTCGCTTGTGCGGGGCTGACATGGCTGCGCTGACCATCCTCTGCCGTCTCGGGTTGCACGCGTGGCGGTTCCATTCCTACTCCGAGGGCGACGTGTGCGCCCGATGCGACCGAAAGAAGGCGGCATGAAGACTCAAGAGGCAAAGGCAGCCGTTCGCGAAGATATCCGGCGCGGCCATGCTCACTCTCTTGCGGCGGCCAGCAGGATCATCGAAGAGCTGCGAATGAAAGCTCCTTTGACGCCGAAGGACAAGCTGCTGATCATCGAAGCCGTCTTCGCTCATGCAACTGAAACGCGAAGCTGATGCCCCGCGCGCACGTCTTCTTCGCCGCCGCTCTCGCATACGCCGCCTACTGGGTCGCGTTCACACCCACCCACTACGACGGGCACGTGCTCGTCATCGCCGGACTCGCGGCATGCGGTGTCCTGCCGAAGAGGAGACGCGCATGACGTACACGATCGACGGTTTCACGGACGCCGAATCCGACCGCATCATCGCCCGCGCAATGGAACTCATGAACGACAACCCCTGGCTCAGCGAAGAACAAGCCATCGACAAGGCGATCAACTTCCTCGGGATGATCGCCGGAGAGGAAAGCGATGCGTAACCCACTGCTCGCCTTCGGATGCTATGCCGTGGGCGGTCACTCATGGAGCCACACCTACATCAATTGGCAGCGACAGGAAGAACGCAAGTGCCGATGGTGCGACAAGGTCCAGACGAGGCCGCAGCCATGGTAGTCCGCATCCTCACCCCTATAGAACCGTGCTGCGAGCCCGAGCATCTGGCCCTCAAAACCAAGCAGCGCGCTACTTGCAAGAAGGGCGTTCGGTGGGTCGCGGTCGACGCTCAAGACAACGGCGGATGGTGGCGCGCCAAGTGGTCCCTGGTCCGATACGCAGAAGAGGTAGACGCATGAACATTCAGATCTATACCGATTTGGAGCAAGGCAGCCCGGACTGGCTTGCCGCTAGATGCGGGTTGGCCACCGCATCGACCATCGGCAAGTTGCTTACGACCACCGGCAGGCTTGCTAACAACGACACGTCTCGAGCTCTCACTGAGACGCTGATCGCCGAGCGGATTAGTCAGCACGTCGACTACGTTCACCCGTCTTTCGACATGCAACGCGGCACTCTGGATGAGCCGTACGCCCGGCAGCTCTACGCCGAGCAGTACGCGCCCGTTGAGGAGATCGGTTTCGCGGTGCGGTCCATAGGCGAACTGCAAATCGGAGCGTCACCTGACGGTCTTGTCGGCTCGGATGGCGGCATTGAGATCAAATCTCGTCGCCCCCGCACTCAGCTGACGACAACCCTCGACAACGCGATCCCGCTCGGCAATCTCGCCCAGATCCATGCATGCATGTTCGTTCTCGACCGCGCTTGGTGGGATTACGTGTCTTATGCCGGGGGGTGGCCCCTGCATGTAATTCGCGTTCACCGGAGCGAGACATGGGACGACGGAATTACGGCGGCGCTCACGGCCTTCGAGGAGCGAGCAGTAGAAGCAATCGCTAGATACCGAGCCATCACCGTGGGCCTCCCTGTGGCACCCCGCATCGACCACTTCACAGAGATCGAGTTCTGAACATGGACATCACGCAAGCCCTCGCGCCAACCAGTGACCAAATCGACGCGATCGAACTCGTAGAGCCACGCACGTTCACAATCGCCCCCGGCTCGCGACTCGGCAAGCGCGACGGCAAGACGGTAGCCGAGATCCGGCTCGTTGAGGTCGATCGCGTCTGGCGGCCGAGCAAGGGGATGCTCGACGTCCTCGCCGCATGCTGGGGCACCAAGGGCGACCAGTGGGTCGGCCGCCGCGTCACCGTCTACAACAAGCCCGATGTCATGTTCGGCCCGAACAAGGTCGGTGGTATCCGCATCAGTCACCTCTCGAACATCGAAGGCCCCCGCGATTTGCTGATCAGAGGCGCCGGGGCCGCCGGGAGAAAGCAGACATGGCACGTCGATCCCCTCGCTGACGCCGCACCCGCTCGCGATTGGCTGGCCGACCTCACCGCGGCCGGCGATGACCTCGCAGCGATCGCGGCACTCGGCAAGGCAGCCACCGAAGCCAACGCCGGAGCCGCAGCACTCGGCCCCATCAGCGAGGCATACAACCGGGTCAAGGCGGCAGGAGCATGAGCGGCGTGGAGGTGGTTCATCAGGGTAGGGCGATCTACGTGCTCGGCCTCATCCAAGGCGCGGAGCTCGAACTGCCGAATGGTCTCGAGTGGGACCGCGCCGAAGCTGGACGGTGGACGCGCGAGCCCGATGGGCACGTCAGGTGGACCGCCGACCAGAGTGCGCGGATAGGCGTCCGGTTTGCAGTGGTGGCCGCATGACCCGCAACCGTTCCTCCGCGAAGGCAGCCGGCACCGCGTTCGAGCTCCTCATCGCCAACTACCTTGCCCAGCACATCGACGACCGCATCGAACGGCGCGTGAAGCACGGTGCCAACGACCGCGGCGACATCGGCGGGCTGAGAGTTCTCGGCAACCGCTGGGTCATCGAGGCGAAGGACTATGGCGGCCGCATGCTTCCCGCGACGTGGGTGGGCGAGGCGGCAGTCGAAGCGGCGAACGATGACGCGATCGGCGGTGTCGTCGCCATCAAGCGGAAGGGGACGCGTGTGCCCGGTCAGCAGTTTGTCCTCATGACTGTCGATGACTTCGTGGCGCTCGTGACAGGAGACCGGCCATGACCGAGGTAGACGGCTGGTTCGACGACGACGCCGTGTGGCAGCTCCCGTCCGGCGACCTCATCTACGGCTCCCTGCACACGGACCGATGCCACGTGCTGCTGCGGGTAGAGAGACGGATGATCTGATGGGTTGGGGTGCACCGCTTGGATTCAGTTCCGGCAAAACTCCTTTCGAGCAGATCGTTACCGCTGGATTTGGCGAGCCCGGCTGGTACTGCCGATTTCGCCACACACCGACGCCGGGCTACCCACTCAAAGGACGCTTTCGAACACCGTGCGCATCGGCCACTTTTGCGACCGTCGAGGATGCGCGGCTCTACGTCGATCACCCAGGAGACATCGCAGAACTCGCGCGACGTTTCATCGCGTGGGCCACAGAGGGAGTCGACCCGACAACCAAAGAAGAGGAGCCGCCGGATGCCGAAGGATGAACGTCTGTACGCGCGCTTCGACATCGGCATGTCCGAGCATCCGAAGGTGATGCTGCTCAGTGATGCGGCGTTCCGTGCGCTGATCGAGTGCACCATGTACGCCCGCCGCCAGTTGACGGACGGCTTCCTCGACGAGCGGGTGGCCGTGCGCATGTGGGGTCGCGAGGTGCTGGACGAGCTGGCCAGCAACCATCCGGAGCGGCCGACTCTCGAGCGCATCGACGGCGGTTGGCACATCCGCGATTACGACGAGCACCAGATCACGAGGGCGGACATCGAGAAGAAGCGGGAGGCGGGTCGGATGGGTGGTCAGGCACGAGCCAAGCGCGCGGCAAGCACAACTCAAGCACCTGCTTCGGATGTGCTTAAGCAAAACGCAAGCACATCCCAAGCTATGACAGAGACAGAGACAGAGACAGAGACATCACCTTCTAAAGAAGGTGAGACCCCACGCAAGCGCGGCGTCCGTCTCTCACCCGACTGGCTCCCCTCCGAAGCATCTCGAGCGAAAGCACGCACCGACGCACCCGACGTCGACCATCGCGCCGAGCATGCCGTTTTCGTCGACTACTGGATCGCGCAGCCGGGGCAGAAGGGCGTGAAGACGGACTGGGAGGCGACGTGGCGGAACTGGATGCGTCGCAAGCAGGACGACTACACGGCGCGAAGACCGAAAGCCACACCCACCGAGCGCGCGATGCGGACGGTGCAGCTGGCAACCGAACTGGACCTGTTGGAGGTGGAGTCGTGAACAAGGCCGAGTGCGCGAAGGTGCTGGCGAAGATCCAGTTGGGTGACAGTCGGCAGGTGGATCAGTTGGTGCTCGAGGAGTGGTTCGACACGATCGGGTTCCTGCCGTTCGAGGCGGCGATTGAGGGTGTGCGCACTCATCGACGCGAATCCACGGACTATCTGCTGCCGGCGCATGTCGTGAAGAACGCTAGGCGGGCGCAGGCTGCCCGTAGAGCGATCGAATCCCCGCCTGAGTGTCCCAGTCACCCCGGCTACATCCTGAGCCGTCTCGTGGCCACCTGTGCCGCGTGCGAAAGAGAGGCGGCAGATGCTGCTGACAGTCGAAGTGAATGACGAGATCGGTTCCGTGCTGCTCGATCAGCACAAGGGCAGCATGCGCGCCCTGTCTCGTCGTTTAGGCATCGAGGCCGAAAAGCACGCGAACGTGCCAGGCAAGGCTGCGGCCGACTTTGCGCTCTTCATCCGCCGCGTCGAGTTCCGCCCGGATTTCGTCGCTAAGGAGTACTTCATTCCATCCCCGGAAACGCTCGCCAACCGCGCGTACGACCGGGAAACCAAGAACATGCTCTCCGAAATCCGACGAGCCGAACGAGACAGAAAGCAGGGCCTCTGATGGCATTCGCATCTATCACCGGAACCGTCGACTACGCCAAGCGTGGAGGCAAGGGCTACACGATCATCGAGTCGTGGCAGGCGCAGGGCAAGGACATCAAGCGTCGATGGTCGATCTGGTTCGAGGAGGAGACGCCGCTCGAGATCGGCCAGCAGGTGAGCCTGACGGGCGTGCTGTCCACGAAGGTCGGTGAGCCGTGGGAGGACCGCGAGGGGCAGACGCGTCCGGGTGGTGTCGAGCACACGTTGAACAAGACCAAGTTCCGCGAGGTGAAGGGTCAGCCGAAGCAGACGGTGCAGCGTCAGGCTGAGCAGCCGTGGGAGCCGGACGGATTCGCGGCCGCATACGACACTGCACCGGCGTTCTGATGAGCGCAACGACCGACGCGACCATTTGGTGCGATGCCATCCGCGATAACGGCCACACGTGTGGGCAATGGGATACGGCCGACACTGCTGCTGACGCTAGGAAGATCTTGCGTAGTGCGGGGTGGAAGACGCTTCCGGGTGGACGAGACATCTGCGGCGAATGCTGGGCGGAGGGACGTCGATGACCGCAACCACTGCCCGTATCCGCGCGACGATCCGTCTGCTCACCCCGGATCACATCACGCCTCAGGGTGTCCGGCAGCTCGAGCGGGCACTCGACGACGAAGAAGCGAAGGTTCCGACCGGCGCGACCGTCGAAGCTCTCGACGCCGCATCCCAGCCGCTCCGAGACACGCCACTCGAAGACGGCGAACACTCGTACGGCGAGGTGACCCGGTGACGCGCGCCGGCTGGATGATCGCCGCCGTCACCATCACCGCCATCACCGTCATCGCCCGGCACATCAGCGTCGGGGATGCAGGGGTTACCTACATGGACAGGAATGAACGATGACCGCCGAACCCCTAACACAGGACGCCGTACGCGCCCTCATCGAGGAGGCTGATCCTCACGTCGTGGACCCGTCGAGCGGCTGGGTCTGCTGCGACTGGTGTGGCGAGACTCGCGACCAGGAGTGCGAGTCGTGTGAAAAGGCATGGCCATGCGTGACTAGACGCCTCGCAGACACTCTTGCGGCGCCTATCGCGGAGGCGACGCCCACCCATTGCCCGTCGTGCGACGGCTACCAGACGGCCGTGATGGACGACGGGCAGCGGTCGGTCGGCGTCTGCGAAGGGGTGGAGGCGCGCATGGTAGAGACGGTGGAGGACTGGGAGACGATCCGCGCCGCCCTGGCTCGCCGTGCCGAGATGGTGACGCCCGGGCTCGATATGAGCGTGATTGAGGAGATCCGCCGAGCCATCCCGCCCACCCCCGATGAGGTGCGCCGCCTGGCCGCGAAGATCATCGCGCGCGAGAGGCCGCTCCTCGACCGCCTCGCAGCACACGACGGGACCGAGGAGGACGACCGTGGCTGACTTCTGCTCGACGCCGGTGCGAATCGATGGGCCTCAGCACTCCTGGTCCTTCGACGGCGACGACCCGCGGATCGTATGCCTCGGATGCGGCGGGATGAGGGACGCGATCAGTGGCCGCGTGCTCAGTGTCCCGCCCCCACCCGAGGAGCCCGCCACTGCCCGCGAGTGCGGCAACGACAGTCACCACGGCTACGGCACAGGCTACTGCGGCGACTGCACGAAGGAGGCCGCTGATGCCGACTGATGCCGACTCGTACCCGGATGTCGCGTACGTCGAGCATCTGATCGAAACGTGAACCGACAAGGTGCTCGTGGCGGAAACGGCCAAGCTGCTCGGCTACGTGCAGCAGGCGTGGGCGGACGGATACAACGCGCCACACCTGCCAGCCGGACACCCCATCACGTCCGCGGAAAGCCCGTCACTCCACACGGAGGGCGGGCTTTCCCTGTACCCGAAAGAAGACGGATGTACGAGGAAGAAGAACGCCCCGCCCGCTGCTCGTGTGGCCGCTTCATGAAGCAGGTCTGGTTCCTGACTGGGGAGCACGACGACGACTGGCAGGACGACTGGATTTGCAAGAACCCGCGCCACAAGGAGCCCACCGCATGATCTGCCCTGACTGCGGCGCCACCTTCCCGGTCCGGTCGCTGTACCTCGACCACAAGCGGGACCAACACGAACAGGAGACGACATGACGAACGAAGAGATTGACCTCGACGCGATTGAGCAGCGGGCAAGCGAAGCAGAGTGGGGCGAAAGTCACATAGCCCTCGCCCTGGTCGTTGAGAAAGACGTGCCCGCGTTGATAGCAGAGGTGCGGCGACTTCGTGAGGGCGTGGCTCTGCTAACCGATGATCGTGACGAGTTCGCTCGAATTCTGGGGATTGAACCCGAGTGGACAGAAAGCGACACGACCACCGCGGAGGAGACCCGATGACTGACGACGACGCCCTCCTCCTCGCTGTTGAAGCGCTCACCCGCCCGAGAACGTCGAAGGTGGTGCAGTCGAAGAACGGCATCGAATGCATCTCACCCATCAATCTGCCGCCACTCCTCGAGACGCTTGACACGATGATCCGCGAAACGATGGGCGGATCGGCAGGCGGCACACTCAAGTCGCAGCAGAACATCCTCGATACGGACGCTCTCTGGCGATTCATCCGCATCAACACCACCGTCAACGACTGGGCGCGACTCGCCGGCTCCATCATCTCGAAGCCCGACAGTGGGAAGACGCTCGCAGCCTGGTACGTCGTCTACCGCCAGAAGACGCGCACGTACGAGGAAGACAAGTTCCACGTCAAGCAGCTGTGGGCGTGGGCGAACGAGATCGAAGGGAAGATCGACCCGCCGCGCGTCATGGACCTGCCCGACGCATGCCCAGTGTGCGACTCGAAATCCTGGTTCAATCCGAACACCGGCGAGGAGTACGCCCGACCCCTCGTGCTTACTTTTCGCGACGGTGAGGAGCTACCAGACGGTGGCAAGGGACTCTGCCGGGCATGCGACACCGCATTCGGAGTACGCGAGCTCGCGTGGTTGCTCGAGAACAAGGAGGCGAGCGTATGACCGAGGCGACCGCCATAGTCGTCCAAATCGCATTCATCGGTGGACTAGTGCTCATCGCATGCGAGCTGTACGCGATCTGGCTGATCTGCATCGCTTCGGAGCGCCAGTTCAATCGCCGCCTTGCCAAGCTGCGCGCACGACACGTGGACTGGCGTGAATGGCGGAAGCGATGACTGACCGTTACGAGCCACAGTTTGGCTGGGCGTTCTCGCGTTGGCATCGCTACTTCGCATGGCGCCCCATCCAGACGGTCGATCGCGGCTGGGTGTGGCTTCGGATGGTCAACCGCCGCCGAATTCAGAAGCACGACTATCTGTCCGGCGGCGCTGACTTCTGGTTTCAGCACGCCATCGATATCGCCCGATAAGTGGGATAATGGAAAGGCCGGTAACGCAGCGAACGTTACCGGCCAAGCCCATCCAATTCAGTGAAGTGAACGGAGAGCCAACATGAACGATAGCAAGCCCGGAGTGATCGACGAATCCAACTGGGGAATCTTCGCGGCCGTCGTGCTCGAAGCCGAAGCCGCGCACTGGCAGGCCGAGTACGAGCAGATCACACGCAAGCACGGATCGAGCGGTGCCAAGCAGATCCGAAGCGCATGGCTCCTCGGTTCGCGCATGCTCGAACGGCGCGCTAGCGAGTACCGCGCCGGAGAGCCGAGGGTCACTGTTGCCGTCGACGAGGAGAACAGCCATGAGTGACACCGAACCGCTCGACCTCGACGCCGTGAATGAGCGCTGGATCGACTGGTACAACGGCACGTCCGAACGCGGTGACTGGTCACGACTCGACCACGAAGAAGAGCAGTCGCACTACCTCGCTAGGGAGGACGTGCCCGCGCTGATGGACGAGGTGCATCGACTGCGCGAGGAACTAGTCACGGTTCACCCTGCGACCGCGGAGAGAGACCGTTACCGAAGTCTCTACCGGAGCGAGTTCACCGAGAACGTTCGGCTTCGTCGCCAGATCGAGGAGAAGACCGCATGACCGTCACCCCGAAACCGCTCGACCTCGACGCGATCGAAGAGCGCACCGAGACAATCGCGTCCGGCCCGTGGGGTGTCGACGAGGTTCCCGAGACGGGCGAGTGCAGGATCATCTACACCGGAGACGCGGACGAAGAGCCTGCATCGATCTACGCGATCACCGCGGGCGGCTCGACCCCGGCCGAGGCGGAATTCATCGCTCACGCCCGCGAGGACATCCCTGCGCTGATCGCTGAGGTGCGGCGACTGCGGGAGGAGAACGTCAGCACGGTCGCCGAGATCGAAGAGTTGCCCATGGGTTCCGTCGTAGTCGACGTTCAGGGCGACCCCTGGCAAAGGCTCGGTCATGGCTGGCAGATTGCTGGCGACTCGAAGACGGCTCCGGCAGAGTTCCTCTCCAAGCTTGCGCCATTGCGAGTCGTTGCTCGACCAGAGGAGGACGACGCATGACCGACGCCCCGGACCCGCGTATCGAGGCCATCGACCCATGCGTTGGATGCGGCGAGAAGTTCGTTCCGCGTTCCGACGAGACGTGCTCGCCCGCTTGCTGGCAGAAGATCAAGGCAGGGGTGACGCTATGACCGCCGAGAAGGACCCGCGTATCGAAGCGGTCGCCAAGCTCCTGTTCACCGGGCCGCTGCGTCAGCACAACGCCGACAAGTGGGACGTAGACCGGTCCGACTTCAACTACGACCGAGCCATGTGCCTCATGGCCGCGGAGGACGTGCTGCGAGGGATCGACGAAGCGGCCGAAGCGGAGACCTTCGACATCCCTGACGAACTGCGCAAGGCGGGTATGGCAGAGGAAGACATCGAAGACGGGGTGCGCAACGTGCACCTCATTCTGAAAGCCGACCCAGACCGGTACTGGACGGCCATGGATGCGGCGCATGAAGCACTACGACTGACCCAAGCGAAAGACGCCAAGCCCGGCGGCTACCCCGGCTTCATCGACCGCCTCCGCAAAGCCACCCTCAACGTCGACATCGACACCGCCAAACTCCTCGTCGAAGCCGCGAACGTGATCGAAGACATCAGCAGCAACTGGGAGCCGAAGCGAGACCGGCTAGCCGAGACCGTAAGCGACCTGGACGCGTTGCCCTCCGAAGCAATTGTTCGTGGGCGCACTGGCGTCGCATACGAGAAGCAGATCAGCAACGGGCGCGACTACTGGATTGAGGCGGGCAATGAGATGTCCACGTTCTCGAGCCTTATCGAACTGCCCGCGCACATCCTGTGGGTGCCAGAGGAGGAGGCGTGAACGCTTGGCTTGCTTTGGCGGACCCAATTCAGGTGCTCGCAGTCGGAGTACTGGTCGGCTCGATCGCGACTGGCGTCATCGCATGCCTCGTCGCTGATTGGCTCCATCGCTAGCCCAGAGTTGCATCTTGCCGCGTGCTTGTGTTTAGATATACCGAATTCGCACAGCCTTGCCTGTTTCCAGTTCACCACCTTCACGGGAGGCCCTCGCTTCGGCGGGGGCCTTTCGTCGTTTCAGGCGGCGCACACGATGCGCCAAGTCCCACGGCCACGCACATGCAAGCGTGACCGTGGATGAACATCAGCCCACAGCTGATAACGGGACGATATAAGCCCCCACCTACTCGCGCGGCACCCTCCTCACCCACCTGTCGAAGGCATGGCGGTGGACAGAAGCGGACGCGCGACACCACTTGCCTCGGCCGTCGACACAGCAGCCACGCGCACACGCACGCGACGCGAGCACGAGGCAACACCCCTTTGACCCGCCTTTGGGGGAAGCGCAACTCTTGCACTTTCCCCAAAGGATCATCAAAGGCGTGCGGTCGTAACTCAACTGGCTAGAGTGCCGACCTCCAAAGTCGGAAGCTGCAGGTTCAAATCCTGTCGACCGTGCCAACCACAGACTGACTCCAAGCCTGCGCAGAATCTGGAGCAAACCATGCTGACTGAGCCGATGCCGATGCTGATGACCAAGGCCGAGTGGGAAGCCGCGATCGAAGCAGACGGCGGCGTGACGAGTGTCGACGATGGAGTCTCAAGATTCAACATCACGCCGGGCTTCATCGGCTTCGACCACGTCGACATGATCGACTACCAGATGGCCGAATGTGCGAACACTGGACGGCTCAGGCCCAAGACCGCAGACGCCTTCCTCGATGCCCGCGCCATGTGGGTAGCACTCGAACGATGAGCGCCGAAACTAAGCGGGCTCTCGCCGAAGCGATCGAGGCGCACTACCGCTCAGACGCAGAAGGCGACGTCCCCGAACGCGAAACCGCCGTCGTCGTCGACTGGGTCGTCGGCTACACCGTCTCGAACGTCGTCAACATCGACGGAGACGACACGGTTGGATACGCGAACGGCTACGACTCGCAAGACACCAACCCCAACTCGCAGGCCTACCTTGCGCAGTGGGTAGCAACACGCATTGGTGACCTGCTCGAGGGCGACCGTGACGACGGCTGAACCTGAACCCGTCAGCTACGACTCGATGGGCGTGCCGCGATACGCATGGCAGGTAGGCGAACGGCTCGACGAAAGTGTCAGAGCCCAACTCAAACAAATGATCGACGACAACCAAGCGTGAACCGGGGCGGGCATGATCACCGAGACCGCAGAGCAGCAGCGGGCACGCATCCTCGCCGAGGACGTGCAAGGCGAAGCATGGGAGTACGACCTGGCCATTGCGCTCGGATACGAACCCGAGTCCTGGACGGGCATGTGGTCGCTCGTTCTCCACCCGTTCACGTTCCGCGACAACAAGATCATCGCCGAGCAGGTCGTCAGCGACGATCGTGGCCACGCTTTGCGTACGGCTGACGGCGATCGGGTCATCACCCGTGAGATCGAGCACGACATCCCCGAAGGATGGCGAGTGATCGAAGACCGCAGCCTCGCGAGTTCCAACGTGCGCTACACGTTCGTACCGCCGCTTCCATAGCCGGCGACACCCCATGACCTGCACCACCTGCCACGGACACGCATGCATGAACTGCTGCCACCGCGTCTTCCACTGGCAATGCGTCGCCGACTGCACCCAAGGATGCGACTGGCTCCGAGGTGACGACGCCGACTGAAGCCATCACAACTACAGAGAGAAAGACCCGGCGCTGCGCTAACAGCCCGGGCACGGACGACCTTGGGGGTCGACATGACCAATAGTACATGCAGCGTGCTCGGATGCGAGCAGAACGTCAGCGCACCTCGAGGGTGGTGCTGGAAGCACTACAACAAGTACCGCCGTTACGGCGACCCGAATGGCCGGTTTGAGAAGAAGAAGTGCTCGGTTGGCTCCTGTGAAGCAGACTCCCGCGCCGGTGGCATGTGCGACAAGCACTACCGTCGGCACAAGACGCACGGCGATGCGAGTGTCGGACGACCCGAGTATGACCCGACTTGCTCCGCACCTAAGTGCTCCGCCCTGTCCTCGACTGTTGGCCTCTGTCGCTCTCATTACCACCAGAAGTGGATCACTGAAGGGCGTGGAGCCGAGGTAACCGCAGCGGCACGCGCGAGCCGTAGGGCACGGATAGCTAACGCACCGACGATTGATCGACTGCTGTCTTGGCGCACGCTCTGGGCAGAAGGGCACCGGGCCTGCTATCTGTGCGGAGTCGAGTGCAATCCGTCTGACTATCAGACCCGGATCAACAAGGGCGGCTGGCAGCAGCACATCAGCGGCCCGACCTACCCAAGCCTGGACCACATCCAAGCGCTCGTGAACGGTGGGGCTCACGCCCGATCAAACGCTGCTCTGGCGTGCAGGATATGCAACAGCAAGAAGCATGCCAAGGAGAACTATGAAGCGGAACTCCTGGCACCAAGCCAAGATGCGCGAGCGGGTAGCTAAGGCCAAGCCCGACTGCCATATCTGCGGGCGTCCGATCTTGTGGGATGCGCCGCATACTGACCCGCTGTCCTTCGTCATAGATCATGTTCGACCGTTGCATCTTGGCGGTGAAGATGCGCTGTCCAATGTTCGGGCAGCGCATCGATGTAGTAGCTGCAACAGCACCAAGCGCGCGCGACTCGTCGCACCGATCGTCAGGCGGTCGCGGTCCCTCGAGTGACCCTCGAACGGGTCAAAAAGGGCCCTTTTGTACCAATACAAACCTTGGTACAAACCTCACACAAGGGTGGGGGAGGGCCCCTCGACGGCTCTGCCAAAGACCTCCGGGTATAGACCGAATCTCCCCCCGGCGTTTTTCCCACACTGAAGTGCAGTGATCATGAGGGTGGCTGCTCGTTTGTACCAACCCCCTGGAAGGCGGTGATCCGGCATGGCTCGAGCATCGAATCCTCTGCGCGCGGTTGCCGCGGATGAGCGTCCGAAGCGCACGAAGTCGGTGACTGAGGCGGCGAAGTCGGGTACTGCTCGGGAGCTGCTGTCGGCGACGCGGGATCGGATCGCGGTTGCGGTTGAGGACCCGAATACGCCGGCTCGCGATCTGGCTGCTCTAACGAAGCGGCTGATGGAGACGGTGCGCGACATCGAGGCGATCGATGCTCGCGAGCAGGAGGCGGGCGCGCATGTCGACGTCGGCGACGGTGAGTTCGACGCCGCGGCTATCTGAGGCTGCCCGCCATGTGGTGATCCCTGCGGGGATCGTGACGACTGCTTGGCCGCGGATCGTGGCAAAGGCTGCGGAGATGGGTGTCGAGTTCGACCCGTGGCAGCACGGCGCCGGCTCGGTGGCCTTGGGTAAGCGCAAGGACGGGAAGTACGCGGCCACGGTCGGTGGCATCGTTCTGTCGATCCCGCGCCAGGTGGGCAAGACGTTCTGGGTCGGCATGATCATGATCGTCCTGTGTGTTCTGAACCCGGGCTTCACGGTCCTGTGGACTGCGCACCGGACACGTACCGCATCGATGACGTTCAACTCGATGCAGGGCATGGTCCGCAAGAAGAAGATTTGGCCGCACGTGAAGGCGATCCGGTCGACGAACGGCGAGCAGGAGATCAGCTTCCGTAACGGGTCGGTGATCATGTTCGGCGCCCGCGAGCAGGGCTTCGGCCGCGGATTCGACAAGGTCGACGCGGAAGTGTTCGACGAGGCGCAGATCCTGACAGCGAAGGCGCTCGAGGACATGGTGCCGGCGGCGAACCAGTCGCAGCAGCCGTCTGGTGCGCTCTTGTTCTTCATGGGCACACCACCTCGGCCGTCTGATCCTGGCGAGGAGTTCACGAACCGCCGGTCGAAGGCGCTGTCGGGCAAGGCGAAGAACATCGTGTACGTCGAGTTCTCGGCGGATGACGGCGCTGATCCTGACGATCGGAAGCAGTGGGCGAAGGCGAACCCGTCGTTCCCTGCTCGTACTCCGGTCGAGTCGATCGAGCGGATGCGCGAGCAGCTGACAGATGATGATTCGTTCCGCCGTGAGGGCTTGGGTATCTGGGACCCGACCGAGACGGCACGCGTGATCGATGAGCACTCGTGGTCGCTAATCGCGGATGCGTCGTCGATGGCGGTAGAGCGCCTCTCGCTGGCTATCGATGTCCCGCCGGATCGGAAGATGGCGTCCGTGTCCCTGGCTGGCATGCGGCCAGATGGGCGCTGGCATGTGGAGCTCGATGAGCAGCGTAAGGGCGTCGACTGGGTGATCCCGTGGATCGAAGCCCGCGTCTCGAAGAACCGGCTGCATGCGGTCGTGGTGGACGAGATGTCGGGCCTGGTGGAGAAGCGCCGGGACAGGAATTTCCTGGTCGGTACGGATGTCGAGGTGACTCTCGCTGCAGCGGAGGGCCGGGACATGGCGATCGCGTCTGCGAAGTTCTTCGACTCGGTGATCGACGGTTCGGTCCGGCACACGGATCAGCCGCAGGTGAACGTGGCCCTGTCGGTGGCGCGTAAGCGGCCTTTGGCGGGCGGCTGGGCGTGGAACCGGAAGGATGCGGCGTCGGATATCACTCCGATCGTGTCAGCGACTCTCGCCCTGTGGGGCGCTCAAAACGACAACGTGAAGCGTCCTGTGCGGCGTTCTGGATCTAGGACGGCGGTGGTGCTTTGAGCGAGAAGCTGACCGTCGATGGCCTGTCGGATGACGAGGGCCGGACGCTGAACCTGCTGGTTCAGCAGTTGGACGCGAAGGCGTCTCGGAACCTGCTGCGGTCGTCGTATTACGACGGCAAGCGGGCGGCGCAGCAGATCGGCACGGTCATCCCGCCGCAGTACGCACGCATCGGCCTCGCGTTGGGCTGGGCGGCGAAGACGGTCGATGGTCTGGGCCGGCGCTGCAACCTCGAGAAGATGGTCTGGCCGGACGGGGATCTCGACAGCCTTGGTATCGCGGAGCTCGCGGATCGAAACTTCCTACTGTCGGAGATCTCGCAGGCGCGAACGGATTCGCTGATTCACGGCGTCTCGTACCTGATCACGACGCAGGGCGACACTGCGGTCGGCGAGTCGCCGGCGCTGGTGCACGCGAAGGATGGTCTGAACGCGACTGGCGAGTGGAACGTGCGAAAGCGCGCCCTCAACTCGCTGCTGTCGGTGACGAGCCGCGAGGGCGACAAGATCACGGGCTTCATCCTGTACCTGGATGGTGTGACCATCAGCGCGGAGCTGTCCGGCGCGAAGTGGGTTGTCAATCGTCGCGAGCACCCGTGGGGTGTTCCTGCTGAGCCGCTGATCTACCGGCCGCGTTCGTCGCGTCGGATGGGCAAGTCGCGGATCACTCGTGCCGTCATGGCCCATCAGGACTCGGCGCTACGTGCGCTGATCCGCCTCGAGGCGCACATGGATATCTACACGATCCCGAAGCTGATCCTTCTCGGCGCGGATGAGTCGATCTTCAAGAACCAGGACGGTTCGATGAAGTCTTCGTGGCAGGTGGCGCTTGGTCGACAGTTCGGTATCCCGGATGACGATGACGCGACCAATCCGCGCGCTGACGTGAAGCAGTTCGATGCGCAGTCGCCGGAGTCGCATCTGGCGCAGCTGAACGCGGTGGCGAAGCTGATTGCGCGGGAGTCGGATCTCCCCGATTCGGACTTCGCGCTGACGGACATGGCGAACCCGACGTCGGCCGAGTCGTACTCGGCGTCGCGGGAGAACTTGATCGCTGAGGCTGAGGGCGCTATGGACGACTGGTCCGTTCCGATCCGTCGCACTGTCACTCGTGCTCTGGCTATCCAGAATGGCCTGAACGCGGTTCCGGCTGATTGGGCGTCGATCGCTCCGAAGTGGCGGTCGCCGATCTACCTGTCGAAGGCTGCCGCGGCGGACGCTGGCGGCAAGCAGCTCGCAGCGGTCCCGTGGCTTGCGGAGACTGAGGTCGGCCTCGAGCTACTCGGGCTGGACGCTCAGCAGATCGGTCGCGCGCTGGCTGAGCGGCGGCGTGCCAACGGTCGCGCTGTGATTGCCGCTCTGACGCCGCCTGCGCCTGCTGCGGCTCCGGTGCCGGCGGATGTCGCCTAAGGAGTCGCGGGCGGCGCTCAAGCTCCTCACGGGGCAAGCTGCGGCGACGTCGCTCGAGCTGCTGCGGTCGACGTCCGGTTCGCCGGAGAGTCGCCGTACCGCGCTGCTCGATGGCGGCGAAGATCTCGTCGGCTACTACTCCGAAGGGTCCGCGGCTCTGGCTGCCGACTTCTACGAGGACCAGCGCGAGGCTGCCGGCGCTGCTGGCGTCTACCGCGTCGAGCTGGTCGTAGCCGATCGGACGGTGAAGCTGCGGCGGGCGCTTGCGTGGGCTGCCGATCCGCTGTTCCAGGGTGATGAGCTTCTCGCTGGCGACCGTTTGGCTGGCGTGATCCAGCTGGACACGGCGCGCCCGTTCCGCGACACGATCCTCACCAACCAGCAGAAAGATCCGCAGTCGGTCGGCTGGCGTCGGATCACGTCGGGTGGCTGCAAGCTCTGCCGGATGCTCGCCGATCGTGGCGCCGTCTACAAGGAGTCGACGGCCCAATTCGCGGCGCACCCCAACTGCAACTGCAGTGCCCAGCCCGTGTTCGTCGGCGGCGACGTCGGTGAGGAAGCGTCCGGCTTCCAGTACTTGGGATCTCGCCGGAACCGCACCCCCGAGTCGCGTCGTCGTCTGCGCGAGTACCTCGACTCGTTCTACTGATCTCCCGCTGCCGCGATGGCTGCCGGGTCCGCTGCGGCGCGATGCCGCATCCCACGAAAGGCACCGTCATGTCCGACCCCATCACCGAACCCACCACGACCGATCCCGCTGTCGAGCCGCCTGCGAAGGCAGACGACAAGCTCGGTGAGGCGGGCATCGCGGCACTGAAGGCCGAGCGCGAAGCTCGGGCAGCCGCGGAGAAGCGTCTCAAGGAGTTCGAGGACCGGGACAAGACGGATGCGGAGAAGCTCGCCGCTCGCCTCGCTGAGGTGGAGCAGCGGGAGGCGAAGGCCCTCCGCGCCGAAGTCGCCGCCGCCAAGGGCGTCCCCGTCTCCCTGCTGACCGGCAGCACTCAGGCGGAGCTCGAGGCGCACGCGGATGCGCTCATCACGTTCCGGGGAGAGAAGCAGGCAACGGGCCTGGTCGTCCCCAAAGAAGGCTCCACCTCCACGCCGAAGCCCAGCAACGAACGCGAGTTCGTAAAGCAGCTTTTCGGCTCCAAGGGTGACTAACCGAAAGGCATCATCATGGCAATCCTTGCCACCTCGGGGCTGACCCTGCCCCAGAACATCGCGGACGGCATGTTCGCGAAGGCCACGACCGGTTCCGGCATCGCGGCGATCTCCGGCGCCGAGCCGCAGAAGTTCGGCTCCGTGACGCACATGACCCTCACCGGTCGCCCCCGCGCCGAGCTCGTCGGCGAGGGTGCGCAGAAGGGGTCGACGAACACCACGTTCGGCACCAAGGTCGTCACCCCGCACAAGTTCCAGGTGACGCAGCGCTTCAACCAGGAGGTGCAGTGGGCGGACGAGGACTACCAGCTCGGGGTCCTCACCACCCTCGCGAACGAGGCGGGCCTCGCGCTCGCTCGCGCTCTCGACCTCGGCGCGTTCCACGGCATCAACCCGCTCACGGGTGCCGCGGCCGCATCGATCGTCACCGGCGACCGCATCGCGACGACCACGAACAGCGTCGAGCTGACCACGGCGACGCTGACCACCCCGGATCTCGTGCTCGAGCAGGCTGCCGGCCTGATCATCGCGGACGGGTACATCCCCAACGGCGTCATCTTCGACCCGACGTACGCGTGGACGATCGCGACCTCGCGTTACGCGGACGGCCGCAAAAAGTACCCCGAGCTCGGCTTTGGCTCGAACGTCACCGCGTTCGAGGGCCTGCGCGCGTTCTCGACCTCGACCGTGTCGGGTGTCCCCGAGGCGACCGCGAACACGGGCGTCAAGGCGATCATGGGCCAGTGGGACCTGTTCCGCTGGGGTGTCCAGAAGGACATCCCCGTCGAGGTCATCGAGTTCGGTGACCCTGACGGTCAGGGCGACCTGAAGCGCCAGAACCAGATCGCCCTCCGCGCGGAGGTCGTCTACGGCTGGGGCGTCATGGACCTCGACGGCTTCTCGACCGTGGTCGACAAGGTGGCGAACGTCTGATGAGTCGCTTCGAGAACCTCGACACTCACGTCGTCGTCTCGGTCGACGACTCCAAGGACGACCGTTTCGCCTCCGGGTGGAAGCCGGCCGACGAGGGCAAGCGCCCCGCGGCCCGCGCCAAGAAGTCCGACTAGAAGGTAGGGGGCGGTCATGGCTGTGACGCCGGCAAAGCTTGCGGTTGCTCTCGGGCAGGCCGCCCCCGAACCGGGTTCCATTACGGAGCAGCAGTGGACGATGTGGGTGGATGACGCCTACATGCTCATCGAGGATCGTCAGGTCGAGGTCGGCAAGACCGACCAGATCGATGAGGCGAAACTCGACTACGTCGTACGCCAGGCGGTCGTCGCGCACATCAAGAAGCCGGACGACGCGACACAGGTGACCGTGTCGATCGATGACGCTTCCACGTCGCGCACGTACCAGTCGGGCAAGGGCCGCGTGTCGGTGTCCGACTGGTGGGCGTTCCTCGGGCTAACCGGGGAGCAGGGCGGCGCGTTCTCGATCGACACTGTCGGGTCGACGTCACCGCACCTGCCGTGGTGCGCGCGCATGTTCGGCGCCCTGTACTGCTCGTGCGGGCTCGAGCTCGCCGGTGCCCCGATCTTCGAGGGTGGCGACGAGTGAGCCTCTACGAGGACGTTGCCGCCGAACTTCCGGCGCTTCGTGCTCAGGCTGACGCGCTGATGGTCGATGAGTGCGTGATCGTGTCGCGCAGCTCGGGGACCGTCTTCAACGAGGAGACAGGCAACTACGAGAGCATCGACAGCACGGTCTACGAAGGTCGTTGCCGGTTCCGTGCTGGCACTGTCGGCGCGCAGGAGATCGACGTTCAGGGTCAGCAGCGCGTCGAACAGGAGGCCACGCTGAGCCTGCCGGTCAACGCGGCCGGTTCGGCCGACGTCGACCGTGACCACATCGCTCGCATCACCAAGTGCGTATGGGACCCGGCGCTGGTCGGCGTCGAAATGCGCATCATCACCGCGCACCGCCAGTCACTGGGCACCGCGAGACGCTTCCGAGTGGAGGAGACGCGATGAGCGAGATCGACTTCGACTTCACTGAGTTTGACGCACTCGCCGCCAAGCTCGGCACAGTACCGTCCGCCGCCCGGTCGAATCTCCGCAAGGCTATGGAGGTCACTGCGCGCCACGTGAAAGACGACTGGCGGCAGAAGGTGACCGGGTCGCCTGGTCTTCCGGGTCTGGCCGGCGCGGTCAGTTACGACGTGAAGTCGGACTCATCGTCTCGGTCAGCCATCGAAGCTGAGATCGGGTACGACAAGGGCCGCTTCCAGGGCCCGTTTGGCGCCATCTCTGAGTACGGCGCGGCAAATGAGTTCGGCACGCCGCTTCACGCCCCTCGCAACTACGGATCAGCTGCCCTGGCGGAGAACGTCGCGGATCTTGAGCGCGGTATCGACATCGCGCTGCAGCAAGCGGAGAAGGCGGCTGGCCTGTGACCCGCAAGCATGACGCATGGCTGCTGAGTCGCCTGCGCCTACCGATGCAACTCGCCGAGAAGGTCTTCTTGCTCTCCGATCCTGGCCTGCAGTCGGCGGCCCTGCCGTACGTGGTGGTGCATCCGGCTGATGGCGAGGACAGCGGCGATCGTCTCGGTGGTGGCCGTTTCGACGCGAACCCGAGTTGGACGATCCACTCGGTCGGCAAGACGGTCGATCAGGCGAAGTGGGCGTTCGAGCTTTGGCATTCGCGGCTGGTCGTCCGCGGCTTCGGCGTGATCCCTGAGATCGATGGTGAGTTCCCCGGTCGCGTGACGGTGTCGTCGCCGATCCCGGTGCAGGACGACGCAGACAGCAACCCGCGCACCTACTTCCACGTCGCTGAGGTCGGCTTCTCGAGCCAGACGTTCGTCTAGCTCTACTCCTATCTGTCACCGCCCCTGAGCGGTGTCTCCGGCATGCCCGGATCTACCCATCAAGCCCCCGCGACGGGGGATACCGAAAGGAATACCCCCGATGCCTGATGTTCAGGAGATCATCCCGCCCGCCGTCGACGTGTCCGGCAACCTCACGATCATCGCCGTCCCCGGCACGACGGTCGCGACGACTGCAACGGCCGTGAAGGCTGGCACTCGCATCACGTACGGCTTCACGTCGAACGGCTGGCAGCCGACGAGCTCGACGGCGACCACGGAGGACGCGCGCCTCGCTCTCGCGGCCGTGCTGAACTCGCTCGACCGCAAGACGCTCGGCTTCACGATCACGTACACGGAGTCGACCGCCGCCGGATCGACTGACGTTGTCCTCGGCGACACGTCGGCGCCGTTCGTGTTCTACGAGCGCCGCAACCTGCCGAACCAGACCGACGTCGCGACCGGTCAGAAGGTCATCGTGCATGTCGTGACCCTGTCGGACGCTGACCGCGTGCCGGCGGAGTCGGGCAAGTTCACGAAGACGCGGATCGGCGTCTACTCGCAGCCGCCGCGCGAGATCACTCTCACCTGATCCCCTGCGAGCGCGTCCGTCCACGGGGCGCGCTCGCAGGCTCTTTCGCACCGTGGCTACCGTGGAGGTAACGCATGTCTTTCCAGGATCGCCTGGCCGCAGCGAAGGCTGCCCCGAAAGCTTCAATGGATCTTGAGGTTCTGCTCGACGCGGACCTGTCGGATCAGATCGGCCAGCTCGAGGCTGAGCGCGACAGGCTCGCCGACGACTTCAAGCGTGACGCCCGGCTCGGCGCGGTCGATCAGAGCATCGCGGTCGGCGAGCGGATCGACGAGATGCTGTCGTCCGCAACGGTCGACAAGTTCCGCTTCTACCGGATGGACGGCCTGAAGTGGGCTGCGCTGATTGCGGAGCACCCGCCGCGCACTCACGTCGCACTGGACCTCCGCTACGGGTTCAACTTGCACGAGGTCACTCCAGCTGCGGTCGTCTCGTGCGGCCGTCTACTCGATAGCGAGAACGAGGTTTCGCTGCCGAAGGAGCAGTGGAACGACCTTCTCGCTGTCCTGTCCGGCCATGAGGTGGAGCGAATCGCTGACGCCCTGTTCGTGCTCAACGAGTGGGACCCTGAGCGGGCTGTGCAGCGCGCAAAAAAAGCCTCCGCGCGTCAGGCCGGCTCCGCGCAGAAGTCGAGCTAGCAGCCCGCCTGGGGCGCGCTCCTCGCGTGATCGCTGGCTGGTCACCCACCCAGCGCCACGTGCGCGTCCGTGACGAGCGGGGCCGATTCGTCGGCACCGAGATTCAGACCGAGCCGGAGTTCAACGCCGAGCAGGTCAATCTGCTCCTGGCTCTCGCTGAGCTTGAGCGCGACATGGGGCCGTATGGGCAGCCGCTGTCTGAGGCGATGTCTCCTGGCGCGGACCTGAACGGCGAGCACCCGACCCACTGGTATGTCGCCAAAGGCCCGGAAGTGAACTACGCAGAGCGCGCCGCGGATGAAGCCCGCGAGGCATACCGAGCCGAGCTCGGCGACCGACCGATGCCCAAGGGCCTCGTTTGGCGCGTCGAGAAGAAGTCGATCCACTAACTCAACACACGGCGGGAGGTTCGCATGGCCGACCGCACTGTCAAGGTCACTGCTGTCCTGGTGGCTCAGCAGTACATCGCTGGGCTCGAGGCGATGAAGCGCAAGCAGCGCGAGACGACGACCGATGCGAAGGATCAGCTCGGTCAGCAGCGCGAGGCGATGACGCAGGTTGGTACTGCGGCGTTCGCTATCGGTGCGGTGGCGGCTTCGGCTGTAGGGCTGGCGGTCTCTAAGTTCGCTGAGTTCGATCAGGCGATGTCGGAGGTTTCTGCGTCGACGCATGAGTCGGCCGAGAACATGGGCCTGCTCCGTGAGGCGGCACTGCAGGCCGGTGCGGACACGGTCTTCTCTGCCACTGAGGCTGCGAACGCAATCAACGAGCTCGCCAAAGCGGGCGTCTCGACGTCCGACATCATTGGCGGCGGGCTCACTGGCGCCCTGTCGCTCGCTTCGGCCGGCTCCCTCGACGTGGCGGCGGCGGCTGAGATCGCCGCAACGGCGATGACTCAGTTCGGCCTGAAGGGCTCCGAGGTCCCGCACATCGCTGACCTCCTCGCAGCCGGTGCAGGTAAGGCGCAGGGTTCCGTCGAGGACCTGTCGAACGCCCTCAATCAGGGCGGCCTCGTGGCATCTCAGGCGGGTTTCTCGATCGAGGAGACGACGGGCACGCTCGCGGCGTTCGCTGCGGCTGGCCTCGTCGGCTCTGACGCGGGCACGTCGCTGAAGACCGCGATCCTCGCCCTGCAGAACCCGTCCGACAAGGCCCGCGGGATCATGGAAGACTACGGGCTCTCCATCTACGACAGCTCCGGCAACATGCTCTCTTTCTCGGAGATCGCAGGCCAGCTCGAGTCCAAGCTCGGCGGGCTGACCGACGAGCAGCGCAATGCTGCCCTGGCGACCATCTTCGGCAACGACGCCGTGCGCGCGGCCAATGTCCTTTACGCGAATGGCGCGGAAGGCATCGACGACTGGGCCGAGAAGGTCGATGACGCTGGCTACGCGGCGGAGACTGCCGCGATCAAGCTCGACAACCTCTCCGGCGACATGGAGTACCTCGGCGGGGCGATTGACACCGCGCTCATCAAGACCGGTTCCGCTGGCAACGATGTGCTCCGGGCTATGGTCCAGGCGGTCACGGGCGCTGTCGATGTGTTCAATGACATGCCTCAGCCCGTCCAGACTGCCGCGCTCGCGATCGGCGTAGTCACGGCAGCTCTTGCCCTCGGCACCGGCGCGATGCTAACCATCGTCCCGAGGATCGCCGAAACCCGCATTGCCCTGCAGACCCTGGGGGTCACGGCGACAAGCGTCACGGGCAAGCTGAAGGGCGTTGCTGCGTTCGCTGGTGGGCCGCTTGGCCTCGCCCTCGCAGCGGCCGCAGTTGCCGTCACCGTCCTGTTTGATGCGATCAAGAAGGGGCAGGCCACTTCCGGCGAGTTCGAGAACGCGCTGAAGCGCAGTGCGAGCGCGGCCGAGCTGCTGCGGCTGGCCGCAAAGTCGGACGGCGCCACCAAGACCCTGTTCGGTGACTATGGCGACTCACTCAAGAACCTGCCGGATCTTCTTGATCGCGCGGGAGTTGCTCAAGACCAGTTCCTCGGCGCCCTGAGCCTGAACTTCAACGAGCTCGGTGCGATCGACGGGCTCGATCGTCTCGGTGACGAGTTGGCGAACCTTGCCGGCACAGATCTCCCTGCCGCCCAGGCCGCTTTCAAGGGCCTGGCCGACGACTACAACCTGACGGCCGAGCAGCAGGCAGTCCTCCTCGACACGATGCCCGAGTATCGAGATGCCCTGACCGCTCAAGCGACGGCACTCGGCATCAACGTGTCGAGTTCGGATGAGGCAGCGAACTCTGCCGCCCTTCTCGAGCTCGCACTTGGCGCGACGACCGCGGCTACGGAGACCAGCGCGGAAGCTAGCGAGACTGCGGCCACGAACTATCTGGATCAGGCGGACGCGGCGGCTGCGGTAGCTGAGGAGCTTGACGCTTTCATTGAGCAGCTGAACGAGCTGAACGGTGTGAACCAGTCGTCGGTTGAGGCGAATACTGCTTACCTCGAGTCCCTGAATGGCGTGAAGGCGGCGTTCGAGGACAACTGGATTCAGAAGCAGAAGGACGACTACCTCGCTGCGAACGGGTCGCTGGACGGCTACACCGAGACGCTCGACGGGTTTTCGGCTTCCCTGGATCAGAACAGTCTGGTCGGGGCTCAGAACGCGTCGACGCTCGCCGACGTCGCGTCGAAAGCTCAGGACGCGGCGAAGGCGCAGTACGAGGTCGACAAGACGACGATGGGCGCAAAGGCTGCCACCGACATCTACATCGGCACCCTTGCTACAAGCAAGCAGTCGATGATCGATGGCGCTGTTGCGGCCGGCGCGAATGCCGATGAGGTGCAAGGTCTCACCGACAAGGTGTACGCCCTGCCCTCGCAGAAGCAGATCGACATCCTCGCGGATACCTCCGGCGCGGTGATCTCAATCCAGAACTTCCAAGCGGCATACGGGACGCTGTCTGGCACGATCATCTACCGCGCGCAGCTGCCCGACCTGAATGGTGTGGAGTCGGGCAGCGGGCGACTGGGGACGTTCGCTTCCGGCGGCTATACCGGGGATGGCGGCAAGTACGTGCCCGCCGGAATTGTGCATCGAGGCGAGTGGGTCTCGAAGCAAGAGACGGTCGCTAACCCGTACAACCGTGCAGCTCTCGAGTACATGCATTCGGGAGGCGATATCCGCGGCTTCGGCGGCTACTCGAGTGGTGGCCTAGTCGACCCGCGGTCGTTGGCGCCGATGCCTGCGCAGTATTCGTCGTCGTACTCGTACGGCGGAAAGACGATCGCGCCTGTGGTGTCCCTTGGCAGTGGCAACACGTTCTACAACTCCGGCCCGAATGAGTGGGCCAAGGAGATGACACGTAAGCAGTCGCAGGCGCTGGCCTTGTACGACAACTAGAGGGGCTGCTTGATGTCGCGCTATCTGCTGGTGGGTACAAATGGTGAGCGCTGGGATCTCGGCGGAGACCAGGTGCACATCGACGGGTCTTCGTTTGAGGGTCTGCTCGGTGATCCTGAGTGGGAGGAGCAGACTCAGCAGTCGGCTGGTCTCGATGGTCAGCGTTTCGTGGGGACGCGTGCTCAGCCTCGGCAGGGTTCGTTCGTCGCGAAGATCGGTTGGGATCGGCCGGCTGAGTTTCGGTCGATTGATCGGCGTTGGTGGAAGTCGTGGGAGCCGTCGAAGTACGCGACTCTCGAGGTGGCTACTGAGGGTCGCGGCTCCCGATATCTGGATCTGCGGTTTCGTAGTGATGGGCGCTGGTCGGTGGATGCGGACCCGGACTTGTTCAAGCGGGCGCGGGTGCCGATGGATGTCGTCGCGGATGATCCGTTCTGGCGTGGCGACAAGTTGTCGTTCGACTTCAACCCGAATAAGGCGCCGGTCGATTTCTACGGCCGCGATCGTGGTCAGGCGGGTGGTCCGCGGTTCTACCGGTCGCGTTCGATCGTGAGGAACGCGCAGAACCTGTTCAATCCGGGTGATGTGCCTTCGCCGGTGACGTGGACGTTGACTGGTCCGTTCGAGTCGTTCGAGCTGACGGTCGCCGGCCAGACGGTTGCGCTTGATCGTGCGGTGCCGGATGGGCAGCAGGTGACGGTGGATAGCCGGAACTACAGCGTTGTCTTGTGGACGGGTGCGGAGTCGGTGGATCTGACGCGTGAGGCGTCGTGGGGGTTCGCGTCTCTGCCTGCGGGGTCTGCGGTTCCGGTGAGTGTGCTGGTGTATGGCACTGGGCGGGTGAAGGCGGAGTGGACGCCGAAGTATCGGAGGGCCGCGTGAATCCCCTCGACCGCCGTTATCTCAGTGTGGCTATCGTGGATGCGAATCTGCGGCGCGTGCGTCCTCTGGCGGACTTCACCGAGCTGCAAGTCACCGCGCGGGATAACGCACGCGGGACTGCCACCATCACCATCTCTACCGAGCATCCCGCGCTCGCTGATCTGCAGGCGGATGGTGCGGGCGTCGTCATCACTTGGATGGGGAAGACGCTCATCTCAGGTGTCGCTCTCGAGCGTGAAGCTGACGGCCTGCCTGGCGGTCTGGTTCCGTTCGAGATCACCGACGACTGGTCCCTGTTCGACACTCCCGCGTGGGTGCGTCCCGGCAATGCGCTGGGCACCATCAGCTTGGACGATCTCGCTCAGGCATGGCATGCGCCGGGCGACTTGAAGACCGGGACAGTGCAGAGTCAGGTCGGCTACTACGCGTGGAATGCTGCGACGATGCCGGCGGAGACTGCCGCGAAGACCCTGATCGTCGAGAACCTTGTGAGCCGGATGGGTCTGCAGCTTCGGGTGGAACCTGATCGTGGTCGCGGCCGGATCGTCGCGATCCCTGAGGTGCGCTTCGGGTCGATCGATGAGGCGCTCGAGACGATCCTGTTCGACGCGGGCGGCTCTCTTGAGGTGTTCCAGAATCCGGGTGATGAGTTCGCTCAGGTCGTGTGGCGTGAACCGAACGTGTTCCCGTCGCCGATCGATCCGGCGTCGGGGCTGCTGTCGGAGCTGAAGTACACGCGCACTCTCGGGGCGACTCGGGTGGTGGTCGGCGGGAACGGTTCTGACGCCGGCCGCATGTTCGCGGAGAAACGCGACGACACGGGGCTTGAGTCTCGGTCGCGGTGGCCGCGGGAGATCTTCGAGTCCACGAACGACGTCGAGTTGACGTGGCCTGAGGATCTCGACGACGAGTTCAAGGTGCCGAAGTACTTCTTCCTCGTCGCGGGGATCACGCAGGAGCAGCGGGATGCGGCGTCGGAAGTACTGCGACGCACGGGTGAGCAGGCGCTAGCGGACAACGCGGCGGGCCTGTCGATCTCCGCGAAGTTGACGACCAGCGAGCGCTTCTACTTCGGTCCGGGCGGTTTCGAGCTCGGCGATCGACTGAACGTGCGCATCGCGGGCGTGAACGTCGAGGAGCGCATCGCTGAAGTCGAGTTCGTGGTCGACAGCGACGGCGTGCAGATCACTCCGACTCTCGGCGAGAACCAGGCGCCCGAGCGACGTCAGGCGAAGCAACTGCAAGCGCTACGCCGCAACCAACGGAAAGACCTACGAAAGTGACGGGAGCGGCGTATGCCCACGTACGGATTTGATGAGACCGTCGATGAGCGCGAGTGGGCGTACGCGCTGACTCCGGGCACCGGCAGGGGGTGCGTGTACGGGGCGTCGTCGTGGAAGGTGACGCCCATCTCGGGCCAGTCTCGAGTGAAGGTCGGCCGCGGTATCGGCCAGGCGGCGGGCATCCGTCACGTGCTGCAGCAGGAAGTCCTCGTGGACGTGCCGGTGCCGAACAGTGGCGGCAAGTGGTGGCTGCTGGTCGCGCGTTCCTCGTGGCTGTCGATGTCGGTGTCGTTCGTTCTGAAGGCGTCGATCGACACTGGCGGCTCGAGCGGCAAGCAGGCGCCGAAGGATCTCCCGGATCTGCTGAACACCCCGGGCGAGGGGTGGGAGCATCCGATCGCGTGGGTGTGGGCGCGCGCCGCGAACCGGAACGTCGAGGTGTACGACCTCCGTCTCGGCATCGACGGGAAGCCGGTGAACTACGACGAGCACCTCACGTTCAAGCGTGAGGGCGAGCTCGTCGACAACGTCCCGCTCGACTTCAAGGGCGCACTGCTGGCGAAGGACTTCCCGGACTACCCGCGAGGCAAGGTGCTCATCGGCTTCAGGGCGACTGTCCGGTCGGCGCAGAGCGGCGGCGCTGCGGGCAACGTTCGCGTGCTGGCGAATGACCAGAACCTGAGTGACGACGGCAACCACTTCTTCACGTTCGAATTCTCGGAGTGGTCCTGGTGGGGAACGTATGACCATCAGGGCGGCGATCTGCGGTTGAAGGTGTCGTGCACGGCCGCGGGTACTCAGGTGCACCGCAACGGCACGTTCGGCACCCTGCAGTGGCTCCACGCCGACGCCATCTACGACTGACATTGACCGAGGAGAACAGCATGAGCCTCACCATCGTCCGCATACCGGCCGCAGCAGCCAATCAGCCGGCGCGGCCGATCCGCCGCACCCCGGTCGGTGCAGTCGATCACCACATGGGCGGATACCTCCTCGGCACGGACGGCATGTTCCAGAAGCCGTCGACCGGGTACTCGACCAACTACGGCATCGGCCTCGGCGCAGACGGCAAGGTCCGCGTTTCCGAGTACGTAGCCCCCGACCTCGTCGCCTGGGGCAACGGCAACACCGACATGAACACCCGGGCCGTGTCCATCGAGCACGCCAACGACCGGGCGAAGTACCCCGACCTGTCCGCCAAGCCCACCGCGGAAGTGCACGAGGCGTCGGCGCTACTGCACGCGCAGCTCGCGGTCCGCTTCGACTGGCGCATCGCCGGCAAGCTGCAGCTCGTGTACGCCGAGCTCTCCGACTACCCGAAGATCGGCCCGCACTTCTACGACCGCGCGATACCCGGCTTCGGCCGCGACTTCAACGTCATTCCGCACCGGGCCGTCGCGAAGAAGACGTGCCCGGAGCACCTCGACGTCCGATGGATCGTCGACCGAGCGAACCACATCATCCGCGAAGGCTTCGATGACACCCCGACCAACCCCACCGCTACCGAAGGAGACGACGTGTCGTTCGCAGACCAGATCAAGCACAAGACGGTGGATGCGCCCGCTGTCGTTGTCCTCGCGGACACCCTGCTCGGCGTGCAGCAGTCCGCGACAAAGTTGGACGAGCTGCTCCGCCTCGCCGGGCAGAGCGACTGGACGAAGCACCGGGACGTTGACGCGCCGAACGATGTCATCGACGCGGACACGCTGACGGCCGCTCAGAACGCGAACTCCCGGCTCGACGCGCTGGAACCCCTCGTGCGTGCGATCGCCGACAAGCTCGGCGTCTAGCCCCTCCTCGCCTCTGAGAGGAGGACCCATGCGCGACTTCCTGCACGCGCTCCGATCACGCACCATCTGGGCGCCGGGGGCTATCCCTGAGCACGAGAAGAAGTGGGCCACTCCTCTTCGCAGGTTCGCGTTCCCGTTCTACGACCTCGTCGCCGTCGTGACCAGCATCATCGGCATCATCGTCGGCATCCCCGCTATCGAAACCCTCGCGCCCGACTGGTTCGCCGACAGTGTTGCGGGGATGTTCGCGGTCGCCGCTCTGTCCGCTCTCCTCGGCGCAGTGTTCCCGAAGCTGTGCCGCCTCGAGCTGTGGGGCAAGCGGGTGATCTTCTCGATTCTCGGCATGTACTTCTTCGCCCTGATGACGTTGGCGCACACCGCAGCTGGGACGCGCTACTTCGTGGCGGGCATCGTCCTCTTCGCGATGGTCCTGCCGACAGTAGCGCTGTGGATTCTCGGCATCGAGATCCGTGATCGGCGGCTGAAGGACGAGAAGTCCGGAGGTGCAGATGCCTGAGTGGCTCCTCCTCCTCCTTGGTGGTGGGCTGCTGCTCGGCATCGGAAGTCTCATCACGTCGCTCGCAACCCGCAAGAAGGTTCGCAGTGACGCCGCACAGGCCACGATCGACGGCTCGAAGACGCTCATGCAGTACGTCCGAGACGAAGTCGAAAGCGCAGTCGCCGCAGCTGTCGAACCGTTGAATGAGCGCATCACCGCGCTCGAGAAGCGGCAGACGCGCGTTCAGCGCATCGTCCGTCGCGCGTTCGAGAAGCTCATCTCTTGGGAGCGCCTCGGACACCACGGGCCCATGCCGCTTCCCTCCGCTCAGGAGATGGAAGAGCTGGGCATCGAAGACCTCAGCACTCTCGCCAACGACCCCATCACTCAGGAGTAGCCATGTCCACCACCCCCGACCTCGGCGCGATCGTGACCAGCACGTCCGCTCGCAAGGCCATCTACGCGACCTACGGGATCTGCGCGTTCATCGTCGGCGGCACTGCCGCCTACTTCCTCGGCATCGGTGCAGCGCTCCCCGAGATCCTCGTCGGAGCTCAGGCGGTCGTCGCCTACACCGGAATCGCAGTCGGTGGGCTCGCGCTCGCGAACACCAGCAACGGCAGCGGCCCCGACCACCGCGCCTAACCACTACCCCTTCCCGCTCCACTCAAACCCTCAGCCCTCGTCCAATCGGACGGGGGCTTTCGTCTTGCCCGGGAACGGGCGCACCGCCTGACCCGAGGAGCATCATGCCCGCACCCACCACCGCTGGTCTCTACGGCCCGTCGAAGGACTTCTGGCCGAAGAACACGCTCACCCGGGCGCAGGCGCTCGCTCTCCCCGCCTCCTCCACTCGGCGTGCTGTCGTGCCGTTCACCAAGGCCGCAGTCCAGACGGCCCTCAACGGCTTCTCCGACGCGGACTGGGACCTCGGATGCGTCGTCTTCACCCAGGCCGGCAACAACACGGAAGGCTCGGGTGCAGGCGCCGGCTCTGCCGCATGGCTCGCGACCGGTCGCTCCGGCCGGAAGATGCGCACTCTGATCACGCCGCTCGGCGATTTCGGTTCGTGCACGTTCACGAAGTCGATGGCCATCTACGCGGATGGTGTCGCGTTCGGTGGCTACGAGTTCATCGCGCCGAAGTCGAACGGCCTGAACCGTGGCGTGCTGCTGCGTGGCGCATCCAACTCGGCGCTGTTCAACCTGTGGCCGCTGTACTACTGGGGCGTCCAGTCGATCGACAACGAGGCCGCGTCGACCATCGAGCTCGTCAACGTCGTGCTCCCCGAGGGTCCGCTGAAGATCTACCCGGACAACTCGTTCGACACCGCCGCGATCCGCACCGGCTCGAACGCACCCATCACCGACGTGCTGCTCACCGGCGTCTACGAGGGTCCCTCGTTCCGCGAGAAGCTGCCCGAGGGCAAGAAGCCCAGCGAGGCCGCGCACACCGACTCCCGCCAGATCTCCGGCGGCTCGCTCATCTCCAACGTTCGCCAGCGCCGCTCCGTCACGTGGGGTTCCACGAACGCGGCGATCCAGTCGACTGGCGCGCTGACCGGCTACCACTTCGAGCAGTCCCTCGTCATCGGCGGGCCTTCGACCAACAAGCGCTATCCCGTCCCTGAGGGCACGGACGAGTGGCGCGCGGACGGGTCCGGTTTCGTCAAGCCGAACGCCCTCAACGGTGGACCCACCGGCTGCACCGCGGACGGCCTCGTCGTCATCGGCACGGTCGGCCAGTTCAAGTTCACGTACGCCAGGGACTCGTGGCTGTCCGAGGCGCCGCAGGGTTCCCAGCAGCCGACGACCGGCGCGACGTGGGGCGTTGACACGACCCTCGCCAGCAAGCCGCTGTCCTGGTTCGACACGGTCGCACCGAACTACACCCGCGCGCAGATCAAGGCGATCTTCGACGGGTCGTCCGTTGTCGTGCCCGATGACGACTACCCGACCGCGCCGAACCTCGCGATCCCCGCCGTCACCACGTCGAAGGTGTCGCTCTCGTGGACGGCCGCGACCGACGCTGAGGGTCCCGTCACCTACGAGATCGAGCGAAACGGCGAGCTCGTCGCGTCCGTCAGTGGCCTCACCTGGGAGAACTCCGGCCTTCCAGTCGCCACCACGTACCAGTACCAGGTGTTCGCGGTCGACAACGCCGACCAGCGGACCGGCTCGAATGTCCGCACCGCGACCACCGGCTCCGGCACCGCAGACACCACGCCGCCGACCAAGCCGGAGCTCACGGTCACCAACCTGGCCACCACGAGTGGCACCCTCAACTGGACGGCCGCGACCGACGACATTGGCGTGACCGGCTACGACGTGATGGTCAACGGCGTGCTCGCGCAGCGCGTGTCCTCGTCGGCGCGCTCCCTGAAGGCGACCGGGCTCACCCCCGACACGGACTACGACGTCGCGGTCATCGCCTACGACGCCGCCGGAAACCGCACGTCGTCGGACCTGCTCGAGGTCACCACCCCGGGGACTGCGGACACGGTCGCGCCGATCGCGCCGACCCTCGCCACCCCGACCGCGGGCATCTCGTCGATCGATTACTCCTGGGTTGGAGCGAGCGACGACCGTGGGGTGATCCGCGACTACTCCATCTACCTCAACAACGCGGCACCCGTGAAGGTGACCGGCACCAACTACCGCGCCGAGAACCTCCTCCCGGCAACGAAGTACGATGCCTACGTCGTCGCCTACGACCCGGCCGGCAACGCGTCGCCCGCGTCGAACGTGCAGACCGTCACCACCGGAACTGAGACGACGCCTCCGACTGGTCAGCTGTCGACCCCCGCAGCCGGGGACATCCAGCCGGGGCGTGTCGAGTTCCGGTACACGGCAGTCGATCTCGAGTCCGGCGTGCGATCCGCGGACGCCTACTTCGGCGACACCCTCATCAACGTGGGCGCGCAGATCTCCGGCGACTTCTGGGGCTTCGACATGACGAGCAGCGAGCTCGCCGGTGTCACGTCCTACCGGGTCAAGTTCACCGACAACGCAGGCAACAGCGCATGGTCGGAGAGCCGATCGATCAACGTTCTCGCACCCGCAGCACCCGACACGACCCCGCCGACCGGCGGCATCACCGACCCCGTCACCGGAACGGTGGTGGTGCCCCCTTTCCAGCGGGTGAAGTTCTCGGCATCCGATCCGCAATCAGGGATCTCCTCGGTATCCCTGAGGACGTCGACACTTGGCGAACTGGCGACGGCGACGCTCGTCAGCCCCGGCATCTATGAGGCGGATCTCCCTGTAGGCAGCCTCCCGTACGGCACCACTGCGGTGTTCGCGCGGATCGTCAACGGCGTCGGGCTCTCCTACGACAGCCCGTCGATCAACCTGGTTCGGCAGACTCCCGCGGTCACCGAGCAGGGGTACGTGGAGATCGCGCCGCCCATCCTCAACACGGCGGGCGAGCCTGTGCAGAACGGCCGGCTCACGGTCACCCAGCGCGTCCGCTTCGGCAACCTCGACGGCTTCATCACGAAGGCACCCATCGAAGTCGAAGTCACCGAGGGCCTGTTCCGCATCGACGGGGTGACGAAGAACATTCGCGTCGCCATCCCGCCGCTCGACAAGGGCCTAGAGATCATCGAGGAAGGTTCCGACCTGCCCTACGTGAAGCGCATCGTCGGCTTCCCCGAAGGCACCACGGACGGCGGCGTCATCCCGTACAAGGCGCTCGTCGACCTCGTGGCGATCGACCAGCCGGGCGACGCGACCGTGCCCCCCGGCGTCGCGGAAGCCCTTGCTGCAGCACAGCAGGTCGCGGCGGACCGCGAGCACATCGATCAGGTGGTCGCTGACATCGAGCTCGGCAACGGGCTCATTGCAACCGAACAGGGCGGACGCCTTGTGTTCGTCTACCGAGAGGACAGCTGATGCTGACAGCCGAACAGCGCACGCCCCTGGTCGCCTCTGACAAGGGCGAGACGGTTGCAACCCTCGGCCCCGACAAGAAGGTCCCGCTCGACCAGTCCCGGCAGGTCTACTACAACGCCGCGGACTACGGGATCGTCGCGAACAACTCGACGTCATTCGCGGCCGGGAACGGCGACAAGCTGCGCGCACTCATCGCCTCCATCCCGGACCCATCCGACGTCGGGTCCGGAGCGGTGATTGTCATGCCGCCCGGCACGACACTCCTCGCGGGCAGCTTCGTGCTCTCCAAGCGCATGGTGGTCCAGGGGCACGGGCGCACGAACACGACCCTCAAGCGTCCGGCCGGATCGACGGGCGACTTCTTCACCTTCAACGCCGCCTACTCCGGCATCCGGGACCTGACGCTTGAGGGCGGCCGCTACCAGAACACCGGCACGCTCGGCATGGACAACCTCGTCATCAACTCGAGCTACTTCGCCGGGACGGACTTCGCGTCCTCGAAGGCCACGGGCCGCGGCATCGTAATCGGCAAGGCGGCGACCGCGATCGCCGTCAACCTGATGAACGTGCAGACCCGCGAGAACCGCGGCTACGACATCGAGACCGTCGCAGGCTCCGGGTCCACCGATGGCCAGTGGGCGCACCTCGACCTCGCCTACGCGGGGAAGTCGTCCGTCTACCTCGGCGTCGGCGCGCAGAACATCACCGACATCCACATCTGGTCGAGCGGTCTCGAGGAGCCCACCGACAGCGCAGGCATCATCCTGATGTCCTCGGGCAACACGATCATCAACCTGCAGTCGGAGAAGAACCTCGGCTACGGCGCGGCGGTCTTCGCGTCGGGGAACAAGATCGTGGGCGGCGCGATCTGGGGCAACGTGAAGGAGGGCGTCCTCGGGTCCGGCGCGAACAACTGCACCCTCGAGGGGGTGCAGATCTACCGCAACTGCGTCAGCAACACGACCGGCGTCTCGTCCACCGCATTCGCTGCGATCCGGCTGGTCAACTGTCAGCGCTGGCGGATCATGGTCGACGTGTGGGACAACAACTCGGCGATGACCGGGAGCATGCCCGTCACCGCACCAACCCACCCCTACCCCGGGAAGCAAGCCGCGCTCGGCCACGCGTACGCCGTGATCGAAGAGGGCGCTACCGACTACATCAACTACTCCGGCTCGACCATGCCGAAGATCTACACCACCGGATCATCGACCGGATCGCCCGTCATCATCGTCGGGCACAACGCCTCGTTCGACGGCTGCGACCTCCTCACCGTCGCAACACAGGCGGCGACCGCTGTTAGCGGGACCGTCCGCGTGCCGTCCTACTGCGAGGCGATCAGCGTCAACGCGGGCACAGCGATCACCGCGATCGCCGGCCACAAGATCGGGAAAGTGCGGCAGGTGACCATCCTGTTCACCGGCTCCGGCTCGCAGACGATCACCTCAACCGCGAACCTTAAGCTCGCCGGAGGCTCGTTCCCCGCCGCACCTGGCGCCGTCCTCGGGCTGCGCTCGATCGGCGACTCGACCACAGCGGCAAGCGTCTGGTACGAGACGTTCCGGCAGACCGTCTAGTCGACACGTAGAAGGCCCCCTCGCTCACTCCTTCCGGAGCCGCGAGGGGGCCTTTCTGTCGTTCATCAACCGCGCCGCTGGAACGGCAGCAGGAGAAGCATCACCGGCAGCAGGAGAACCCACAGCGCCAACGACAGAGCGAGGCGCGCGTAGATGCCGACGACCGACTGGCGCTCCTCCACGCGGCGGAAGAACAGGCGACGGAAGACGGCGAACCACATGCCGGGAACTGTAGCGACTACGGCCACGGTTGGCTAGCTACCGTTGCAGAATGCCCCGGGTCAAGCAGACGCTCACCGACGAGCAGACAACGCGTCTGAGGGCCGCACAACGCTCCCTCGAAGACGCCGAGGCAGAGCTGCGCGACGTCGTCCGCGACCTCCTCAACGAAGGCGCATCCATCCGCGAACTCGCAGCCGCAGCCGAGATCTCCACCAACACCGTGCAGAGGTGGAAGCGCGGGGAGTGAGTCAGCGGGACGAACGGCGGATCAACCACCGCGCACCAAGCGTCACGCCCGCAGCGATCGAGCACAGTCCCACGACGGCCAGCCAGTAAATGCCATCGAGCGTCGCGCCCAGGTAGAAGAACAGCCCGCCCAGGACCAGCAGCAGCCACGCCGACCAACCGAGCGCGCGCAACTGTCCAGGAGTCAT